TCCCATCTTGAATTTCAGTAGCCGCACCTGTGAATGTGTGCGTTGGCTGGCTCGACGAGACATCTGTATAAACTTGCAGGTTCGCATCAGTTGACGCGTGAAAATCAATTCGGTGTGAATTGCCTGATGCATGCACGCTAAAGAATTTTTTGTTTGCCGCAGAAGTTAAATCGTTAGACTTCACCCAACATGTAAAGCTCCAAGCCCCGTCGCTTGTCCAGCTTAACCCATCGACCTCAACATCATCAGCACTACCACCTGGAAGATACAGGCTGCCCGACGAAACATAGCTAGGCGTCGTGTTAAAACGAGGTTCTGCGTCGAGCCCGGCCTTTGGGTAAACTTGGCCAATGTCTGGAACCGCAATCATGGGCTACCTCAAGCTGGTCCGAATTCTGGATCAAAATCTACACTCGAAAGAGCGTCTGTAATTACTGCTTTGATTGCGTCAAGCTGCGAATCACTGAGAACGACCACTTCTTTCGTGACGTTTCCCTCGTCGTCTTTTTGCGGCAATTCAATCTGAGCACTTCGTCCAAATCGTGGATCTGCCACAGCGTGAAACCTAGCCTGGAGGGCATTAGTTTCTGTCTCAAACCCGTCAGCAGTAAAAGCGCCACCGTAGGTAAACTTGAAATGAGTTACTTTAATATCTGCCATCTCGTAAATCCTTAGCTGAAATTTTGGCCAATAACGGCTGCGTAAATATGGAACGTAGATCCGGTGGGAATGCTGGTGAAGCTTATAACGTCCACCTCCCCCGACCCGGTTGATTGCGTGTGGTGCACGCCACCGGAAAACTTGATTTCACCAGTTAGGGATGAGCTGCCGGAATCAGAGTAAACGGTAACAGCAGAATCAGAGTAATCAAGCGTGTGGTTGGATGAGCCTTGCGTGATTCTTGCCGTAACCGTTGCAGCCGTTCCATCAGGCGGCACGTTGAAAAACTTTACAGCAGTCACGGCTGCCGCTAGCGTAACGTCGCCTACGTTTCCGTTTGCAAAATCAATGATAAGAGTAGCATTGGTGTCCGCCAAATAAACCGGTTGGGTCGTGGCTGTGTCCGTACCAGTGCCTTGCTTCAAGGCGCTTAGGCTTTGAGTCCTACCAACGCATCGAATCATGTGGATTTGATTTGAAACAGCAGTCCCGCCGATTCGAACTGTGACAATCTCAAAACGCGCCACTTGGCTTGGGGCCAGCGTTATTCCCGTCCCATCTGTCAGGTTTGATGCGTCAACGTCTAGAGCCTCAACCGAACCGTTGCCTGATTTGGGCGCAAACTTGAACGTGAAGTCATGAGTGGCGTTCTCGTTTACCACGGTAACCGAAGAGGTTTGTGTCACTTGCGCGTGCTGCGTTGCATCCAATCCAGACTGTGTGATGAAATCCGCATCAAGCGTGGAGTCAGCAACAGCGCCGATTGTTCCGCCACTGGTGTAAGTGCCGAAAGCGCTTGAGTCTGTGCTGTTCAAAGAAAACGAATTAGAGTCAATTTTAGTGATTACGTAGGTATTGCCATTAAGCTGAGTCATCCCGCCAACAGAATCGAATAAAACAGAGTCACCGCTTTGCAGCCTGTGGCTGCTCACAGTAACAACGCAAGGGTTAGCCTTTGTTGCTGCTGTAACATTTTGAGCTGGCTGCAACGAGAAGGTGGCACTGCTTTTTAGCGTGAAATCGCCATGACTTGCGGTTTTGGTTGCCCAGACCCTTGCTCCGTAGTGGCTGATTGCATTCAGAAGGGCGCTGCCGTTGAAATAGACGCTGCCGTAGCTGCCGTTGTCTTGAACTGAAAGGTGTGCCCGGTTGTTGGCTCTGAACTGGATATTTGTTCCGTAAAGCTGCGTGTTGCCTGCACTCGTTCTTCCAAGCTCAACGTTGCCGCCCTCTGTGATCGAGAAATATCGAACTGGCGAACCTGCATCGTCAGTGATTTTGAAAACCCCAGAATCAGCAGCTTGAAATGCATACGTGAAATTACTCGCGTCGCCGTCGACCACAAGAAGGTCGTAATTAGATTCATCAACAAGCCGAATTCGCCAGGAGGTTGAAGCCGTTTGCAGCATCTCGAACTTGTTTGCCGCATACGCATACAGGTCGTTTGCAGAGCCAAATATGCGGGCGTAACCGTTTGCCGCCAGCTCAACGTAGTTGCCGCTCTCATTAAGCTTCAAGTAAGGCTTGCCGTTGGATGCGTCTGTGTCGGCGCTGATTGCGACGTATCCGGATCCATTGGTAGAATCCAGCTCGAACATTTCGATGCCGGCGGTGTCTTTCCACAGAACCGCGTCATCAGTGTTGTCATCAATCTCCGAGGTGCCAGCTACACCGCCGCCTAAGCCGTATGTCTTAGTTGTTCCCATGACTCACCTCACTTCGCAGTTGTGGCTTCAACGCGAACGGTGCCCGCCGAGTTACCAGGTGTATACTTGATTGTGATTGAGCCTGTCTTGTACCCAAAGGCGATAGTCTTCAAAGCACTAACCGCAACCGAGTCAGAGGTATCCTCTACAGATGTGCCGTCATCGAAGTTGTAATACGTTTTAATTGCGCCCGCTGCTGAGCCAGAGTCAGGGACATCGTAAACCCTGATTGTCGCCTGGGTTGCCTGCTGAACTGTTAGCGTCATGCAAGTCAACTGCGCGGTGCTTGCGTAGGTGTTCTTGTAAACTAGCGTTCTCATCAAATCCTCCTAGGGCTTTCGCCGAGACATATCCTCATCTCAAGTAGATACTAAAATTGTACGCCTATTGTCTTGGTCTTTCAACAACACTTGTTGTTGTACCTATTCCACTTACATCGGCGGGCGTTGTGACTCCCTGGCCTCCTGGGCCAGCCTGACCGCCACCTTGGCCTTCATCGGGAACATAGTTTTCCTGGAGTCTTTTGAACTCATTGGGGTCGGAAATGGGAGTATTAAGCAATATGGCAAGAGTCTGCTTTTGTCTTTGACTCAGTGCGTTAACCCTCTCCCTGTCACCAAGGATCTCAAAAGCTTGCTCTGCCATATCCTGGTATATCTTTGGCCAAGCTTCCTTGAGTGTCTCCACCATATCAACCGTCATTGTTCCAGTTAGCATTGATGTCATAATTGTTTCTGTAGGGTCCGTAAGGACCTGAAGAACACGATTAAACGCTTGGAGCTGGATGGGGGTTGGGGGGTATTCTTCGGCAAACATCGATCCCCTGGTTGTTCGGGGGATAGACCTAACTGCCATGGATACATGCTTCTTGATAGAAACCTTCATGTAGCGCTGGATGTCAGGAGTTGCCTCAAATGGCTTGGTCACTTCCTCAAGAAAGCGCTCCATAATCAGAGGGCTCTGGTTTAGCTGAGTAAGGGAATCCCGCAATTCGAAGAAGTTTTCATCCGTGAGCTCGCTTCCAATGGCTGTCTGTATGCGTGACTTTAGAGACGCCTCAGCTTTCCTTTCTCGCTCTTTTCTCCTGATCTCACCCCTACCTTCTTGCCGGGTGTCACCAAGGGCCTTAGAGGCAACCATGAACGCCTGACGGGCCTGCATTTCCCATCCCTTGTGGATTGCAGACTTCGGGACAATATCCTTTTCCCACGCTTTCATGTATTCGGCGATACCTTCTTTGCTCGCCTCCCTTACGGATCGTAGCTGATGCACTAGGCCGACAAGCTGCCTGGGGTTTTGCGCCATGCCGGCAGCACCTGCCAGTGCTCCACCAGCGACCGCAACCTGAGGGGAGCCTGTTAAGGCGAACAGGCCGGCACCGATAAACCCACCACGACCAAGCTCCCTTAGAGTCTGGTTCATATTTCCAGACTTTCCTTGCGGGCCCATCAAGAGGTTTGCGAGAGGAAGGTCATCCCTTAGCCGGTGAAGCCTTTGATCCATATTGCCCTGAACATCTCCCAGGAACTTATCGACCTCATCAAGCCGGGCACCCCATTCTGCTCTTGGATCTAATGCGAGCTTTGGCGAGCCGAGGGGTAGCGAGCTATTGTTTTTAAGCTTCTGGTTTATCCTTAGCTTAACTGAATCGGGAACATCTGCCAGGGCGGCTGGTTCAAACTTCTCCCGCATTTCGCGAAGAAGCCTTCGGCCTTTTTCCGCGTACCCTGTAAGTCTTGCGCTTGTTACGTCTGAGTTAAAGCTGTCAAGCTCTCGCAAGTGGCTCAAGATCTTGGACGAGGATGCCACCTGATCAAGACCAACGCCCTCGGTGAAGTCCACAAGGTTCTGGTTTTTCAGCTCGCTAAACTCTTTATAGAGGCGGTCAAACTCATCCTTGTGAATCGCCATCTCACCCCATTTTTCGGGGTCTTTCATTGAGCGTCTTAGCTTGTCAACAAACTCATTGATTAGAGCTTCTACGTGCTGGTGCTTGCCAAGGAACCCATAGTTCATGGCATCAAGAAGCTCTGTTTGGGATTGCTCTAGTATTTTCCAGGATTGAATAAATGTGTCGTCAAGGAAGACATCCATGTTCCCAAGGATTGCCATGTCTTCTTCAAGGGCTTCTCGGATAGTGTACTGATAGGTATCCAGCCCTGTTCTCGGGTCGACGGCATATCTTCCGCTCGGCATATCAAGATAGCCTTGTACCGGCATCCGGCCTTCTGCCACCTCCCTTTTTACCCTATCCGATGACAGCGGTTTCTCTTTGTGCCGCTTCCACATCCCCTGGGCTTTTCGGAATCTTTCCTCCCACAGCTTTCCGCCTAGCTTGTCTTCATCGATGTTCAAAGACCTTAGCTCTGAGATCATAGGCTCAATGGTTTCCCACCTTGACCCAGATCCACTCACAAGCCGTCGCTTGTTTACGCCATACCTGTCAGCAAGTGCCAGGAGGTCCGTGATGTCGCCAGTATCGAAAGCTATCTGCAGGCAATAGCGCAGCTCGTCCTTGTCGATTCCGGCAAGAGGTTCTCCTTGCAGTCTTGCTTTTTCAGCCTTGCTGTCAAACAGCTTGACCATCTCATCGAACTTTGGCCCATCAAGCCGAACTTTCCAGAACTCAAACCAGTTATCTACTTTCTTTTGCTGCCTTTGCGTTTTGATTATCTGGCGCCAAAGCTCAAGCTGGCTAGGTTGATTGTCTGATGCACGAGACCGAATGGAGTGAAGAACCTCGTCACTGAACAATGGGGCATAGAGCTCGAGCTCGGCCATGTTTAGGTTGTGAATTATCTCACTAAGCTCTCCGTTGGCATCAAGCCTCGGTTCTTTTCTTGCCAGGTCTACAAGGTCTTGCCGGAGCTGGTTGATGGGGGCTCTTGCGTTTTCAATGACCTCGGAAGATGTTCGAGGCATGGTTGGTCTTTCATCCCCTACCCGGAACCTGACCTCACCAGCAATTCGCTGTTCTCTTTCAATGTCTTTCCGAATCTGCTCCCGGCGCTTCTTGTATCCGGTTGCGCCTTCCTTTTCGCTGATCTCAACAATCTGCTCATCAAGCTTAGCTTGTTCTTTCCTTAGCTTTTTGAGCCTTGCCCTTGCAGCTTGAACTGCCTTGCTCGAACCCATTGTTACTTGTTCGTAACCCTGCCGAGTGTTTAAGATCTGCTTCTTAATGAATTCTTCGCTGAACCCTTTTCGGTCAGCCATTTGAAGAAAGTCGTCAGTAAGGAGTTGAGCATCAATAAATCGCGCTAAGTCGGTGGCGTGCCCATCAACCGCCCGGATAAGATCTCTAAGCTGCGCATGAGCTTCCTTGCCGGTTAGCCCTGGGGTCAGCAATTCGGCTAGCTTGTTTGCTGCTCCCTCGCTAAGGTTGTGCTCTTTGACAGCAATGCGGACAAGCATCTTTCTTGTCTTGTTTAAGGCGTACTCTCCTGATGCACCCGACCCATCAAGAAGCTTGTCTGCCATTTTGGCAGCAACGCCTTTTGCCCCAGTGAGCATGGGGACAGCCGCAGATACAGCCCCGCCAAAAGCGCCACCAATGAGGGCGTTAGTTCCGATGGAGCTAAGGATATGCTCAGCAGCCTCCTCGGGCTCTCCGACCATTGCCTCACTGATGCCTTCACCAGCACCCCAAAGGCCGCCTTCAACAACTGCACCAGTTGTAGCCCCCATGACCTTAGCGACATGAGGTCCCCATCTTTTGGCAATCTCCGAGCTGCCAATCTTGTAGGGCATATAGGTTGAGCCAAATCGACCCAGTGCCTCAGTGGTCCCCTTGGTTACACGATTCGCAACTTTCGCAGAAAGGCCAGGAAGAGTGTAATCACTTAACCAGCTAGGAATGCTGTTATAGCCATTTGAAACAATGCTTTCAGCAGCTTCTTTTACACCAGCAGCTTTAGCTGCCGATGCCGCTTTTCCGGCTGTAGCCGCAGTTGCCCTTGCGGCGGCAGTGGCTCCGCCTGACCCGATTGCAGCAGCAATAGATGCAGGAAGGCCAAGGGAGTTCCAGAGCCAGGGGTTTGCAACTTCGGTTGCTTCAGCAGCGCCCTCGTCAATCAGCCCAAGAGATTCACCAATGGAAGCACCAATGCCGCCAGTCAACCAATCATCGAGACCAAAGGCAACGGAAGATGCAGCCCCAAGAGGGCTATTGGCAAACGCTTCATTCTCCTTGAAGAGGTCGACCTCATAAGGAGTGGCGTAGGTTGCTTGACCTCGCCTAATGTACTCGGCAGCCTTCTTTGGCCTAGACGCAAAAGGTCTCCCGTTCTGATCTTTCAGGAAAACCTTCTGGCTGCCGTCGCCGACAAACTCATAACTGTTTGACAGGATTAAATCCTGAACCTCGCTCTCGGCGACGTTCTCTTCAATCTTGTCTGTCTGTCGGTTGTAAAGGTTAGCCATCTAACCTACTCCCTTGGTGCTGGAGCCACCCAGTGATTGGGCGAGCCGTATTCTTGCCGCCACCCAAGCTTCTTGCCTACCGTTGACATGAACCTGTGGCCGGGTGAGTCTTTTCCAAAGTTGAAATCAATAGCAAGGAAGCCTTTCGCTTCAGTGTGGTATCCGCCATGAACAGCAGGTCTCCCCTCAGCTTTAAGCTCATCCACCTGCTCTTTTGTTCGAGCGGCGCTTCTTGGGCCATGGGGAAGGAGCTGGTTTTCAAGCCCCTTAAATCTTCCACCAGCACCCTGGGCTGCTTTTAGCAAGATTTGATACTGGTTATACAGGTGAGGGCTCATAGGAGCTTCCTCGCCATCAGCAGCAACGACATTGATAAACCCGCTAAATGCAGGATTGGGGTGAGCGCCTGCCTTGTTGATAGTGTCAGCCACTTGACGCTCAACTACTGTGCTTCCAACAGGCTGAGACGTTGCCATAATGTCGCTGATGTACGACCTGCCAATATGCTCTGTAATCTGAGCACCCACAGGGCCAGCAAATGTCATGTCTACAATGCCAACATTGTATGGGCGAAATTCCTGATCGGCGTGAATAGCCTGAATCGAATCCTTTACGCTTGCATGGTAGTTAGCCAGGGCCATGTCGATGTCGTGACCCTCTGGCTGAAGAGCAGCAATAAGGACATTATCCCAGTTAGCTCTTCGGTAATTAAGATCCATAGCAGACACAGTGTTTAAGACATCAGACTTTAACATGTGCTCCATTGATACAACTTTAACCAATGTCTTGAGGAGTGGAGATTCTTCAAGATTGGCCCCGGTAACATTCATCCAGAATGCACGGTCGCCTTCTGTAATCCGCCCGCTTTCCACCATCTTCGCATATTGCTGAGAGAAGACCTTTAGCTTTGACTGAAGCTCGGACAAGAATATGGCCTTCTCGTCCTGGGTAAATCGCCCAAGAGCCTGCTCAATTGTCACATCAACTGCTTGCTGGAAGACACCAACATCCATCCCGTCAACAAGTCTTTTAATCATAGACTTAATTGCAGGCAGCGGAGTAAGCGCCCTTACAGAGCCTTGGAGTTCTTTTCTTTCCCCTTCGCTAAGCTTTGTTTTGCCAGCCCCGGCCTTAACTCTGTTGCTGTCAGCTACAGCCTTGAGTGCGTTTAGGGCCATGTAATCCCTGTTTGCGCTTGCTGACTTTAGCTTGTCTGGGCCAGAGAGCATTGAGACCATGCCCTTTGCTTGCTTCTCTATGTCCGATCGAGATGCAGCCAGCGTGTTAGCCTCTTCTTCCATGAGCTTCATTTGCAGGGCGTCTTTCATTTCCCTGATTGTTTCAGTCTTGTTGGGCGGAAGTCTTGCCTCGTAAGAGTCTAGGGATGCCATCCAATACTTGATTCCAGCTTCACGGAACTTGCCCAGAATAGTTGCGTCGTCTTTGAAGTTTGAGTTGATTAGCCCCTTTAGGTCGAGAGCCCCCTTGATGGCTTCTCCCGACTTATCTTTACGCATAGATTCAATGTCAGCATCAATTGCACGAAGAGCCAGAGGCATAAGGACATTAGGCATGCTGATGCCTTTTTTCCCTAGCGCAGCTGCTCCAAAGATTGTTCCGCCTGCCGCGACAAAAGCACCAATAGCAATGGCTGACTTCTTAAAGATGTCGCTACCGCCAAAGGTTTGACCCGCAACCATTTCCTTGAGCCGGTCGTCAATGACTCTGTTAACGGACTTGTTTCTTTGGTCCCATGTCTGCTGAAGCTCGTTTAGAGCAATCCCGTACGACCACTCTGCCTGCTTGATGTTTTCCTTGGTTTCGGCCCTTTTGGCCATTGTGTCGTATTCAAACGCAGCCTTTTCAGCGATAAGCTTTTCTGACTTTTTCTTAGTGTCAGCCGCTAGCTCCCTAATCGCTTGATGGGTCTCAGTCGCAGCCTGAACGTTTAAGCCCATCTCCGTCTGGGCACCCTTGTATGCCTTTGCTAGTTCGCTGTCTTCGCTAAACGGATCGTAACTATGGGGCTTTGACAAGCGGTCTCTAATTGCATTGATTGCATCAGAAAGGCCTACTTCTCGCGCAACATTTGCAGCATTTTCCCCCACGGCCTTACCTCTTGCCATAGCAAGGGCAGCGGTAGCATCCTCCAGGGACATCCCTGTCTGCTTTGCTAGGGCTTGAGCCCGAGATTCCTTTGAGCCAGGCGCAGCCGCAGTGGTCGGTCCTGCTTTTTTCGGGGAAATTGGCAACAGACCTTCGGCGGGCATTCGCGCAGCAGTGCCTGGGTCGCTTATTGTTCCGGCAAGGCCCTGAGCAAATTCTCCAACCGATTCAAGGTTGATATCGGAAATGCTCCTGTACTTATTTGGATCTATAAGGGTCGTGTATTCGCCCTTGTGCTTCTGCAGTCTAAGGTCTCGCCTTTCTCTTTCAGTCAAAGAAAGAGGGCCCATATCCATCGAAGGGCTCCCTCTCCTTAACCAGTCCTCTTCGGCAGGTGGCCCCTCTGGACCAGCAAACTGCCTAGCAAGCCTTTGAAGAAGTGCTGTTTCTTCCTTTGATCCTTTTGCCGGTATTCCTCCGGGCAGCCTTTCTGGCGGCCTTAATACTGAATGGGAGCCGACTGGATCATTTGGTGAGTAGCCTTCTCTGTATGGAGGTGCCATTACCCTCTCCCTTCAAGTCTTCCGATTCTCTGGAGAAGATCTGCAATGAGCATTCCCTGGGAATCTAGGATCTTTTGCTGGTTTGCGGCTGAGGCCATGTTCACCATTGTCGCCTTGCCTGTGTCAATCATGCGTGAGCCATTCTGGTCCTGCTTAACAAACGACCGCCCTACGGGGCTTTTCTCTGCATCTTGGGCAATAATACCATACTGGTTCTTCTCACCACCATACTCTGGCTTGTAGTCATACTTAACCGGCTCAAGCTCGCGAAGGAAGCCAGAGATAGCATCCTGAGATGGCCCCTCTCCAGTCTTCATGTTGTCATCAGACCCGACATACTCGCCGTAGCCAGATCCAATATGAAGGCCCTCTACATGACTCTTGGTTTCAAGCCCGGAGTAGCTATCGCCTTCAATGACGTATCGCTGCGGTGCGGTGTATGCAGCTGAGCCACCGCCCACGGTTGCTGACTTGTCAAAAGCATCCATGGCCTTACTTGCTCCAACTTGACCAGCCATTGCTCCGGCGGCAGTCCCAAACCCTGGGCCGCCAAGCAAGGTCCCAATGGCCCCACCAATAATTCCCCCGCCTGTTTCAACAGCAGCTCTTCCGACACCTTTCCCTTGAGCAAGCTTTGAGCCTGTGCTTATGGCAGGCCCGATTCCAGGCGTAAGGCTTACGGCCTCGCTTGCAAGATCAGCGGACTGGGCAGCAACATCAGCCGCAACGGCAGGGGCCTCTGTTTGAGAGAGTGCCTTAATAGCATCCTGAGCATAGTCAGCAGCACTGGTTTCAATTGCATCAGCAGACGTTTCCGACAAATAATCTTCAAGGCTACTAAAGCCTTCGTTCAATGCCCTGCTTGTCGCATAGGCCCCAATACCGGCCAAGGCTTCCTTCTGCTGTTTTTTGCCCTTTGCGGTAAAGAGACCCTTTCCGGCATCAATTACACCAAGGACCTCTTTGCCAACCTGCATTCCGGTTAATGCAGTATCTCGCCAATCCGATGCGCCATACTTTAATCCAGGAACCGGCTCTGCCGTATTCAAGGATCGGTCGGACATCATAGCAGGGGCCTGTGATGGCTTTAGTCCCTGGTTGATTTTGCCAAGCTTTGACTGACCAGGAAGAGCGGTTGGCTTGGTTAATGACGGGGCCATTCCGAACTCCGGCTTACGCATCATGCCGGTGGTCCCCATCATCCCCTCTTTCATCCCCTTTGTTCGCTGACGCATAAACTCGTCTCGCCCAATAGGCATGACGTTTGTTTTGCCCTCAATACCTGATGGCATCACCTCGGAGCCAGATGCGTCCCATCTTCCACCGGCTTCATCCGTGCCCCCTGCTGGCTGAAAGCTGTAATCCCATCTCTGCTGATCTTCGTTCCAGGACCGATAGAGGTTCATCCTAGATCCTGCGTGGTCTACAACCCCCATGAACTCCATACTGCCAGGATCCCCTTCGGTAAGCTGCCAGGATTGAGTTTCAAAGTTCCATTCGTACTGGCTTGGATCAGGCGCACCTTCCGCAGTTGTTTCGGTGTAGAAAGTAGAGGGGTCGTCAGCCCCTGCAATAACCCGAGTTGTTGGACCTGCGTATTCTTCGGGTGTTCCATAACCCGTAAACATGCTGATGACTGGAGCCATTTCAGCAACGCCCTCAACGCCACCTTCCCAGAAATCCGCAGACTCAATTGCTTGAGACATTACCTCGGTTACAGATCCAAGTCGGCCTGCCCAATAGCGGTATGTAAGCTCTCGCCGCTGCATGTCCAGCTCGGCAGACACCTGCATTAAGGCGACGTTTCTATCAACACCTCTTCCAATCAAGGAATCCACCATTGAATCCCTTTGAGCCTCTAGCTGAGCATTAATCTGAGCTTCAGCCTGGGCAACTTCATTCTGCATCTGGGCATTAGATAGGCCGAGCTCATTTGCGAACTGAGTCTGCATTTGCTCAAGACTCATGTCTTGGTTTCTCATCTGAGCAGCAAACTGATTGACTTGCTGAGCTGCAGCTGTCTGCTGTCCTGCAATGGCTTCAGCAATGCCACGGTCTACTTCGGCCATTTGCTGAGTCATCATTCTCTGAACAGCTGCGGCAGGTGCTCCCCTTACTGATGCTGCTGCTGCACGGGCCCCCTGTTGCCCTCTTTCTCTTTGAAGCCTGAGTGCTTCTGACTCGCCACCAGCAGCAAGTGCCAGCATGGACTGGAGCCCTTCTTCCTGGTAGCCCCTTGCACGTTCCGCCTGTCCTACATCGATATCTCGGCCTGCAGCGGTTTGAGCGCCAAGGGTGGCATAATCTCTCTCCATCGCACCGCGAATAACGGGATCGATAAAGGTCTGCTCGTATGTCCAGGGCTGTCGAGTTTCCTGGCCTGGATAAGTTGGGCCCGGAGGAAGACCTGGATCCTCTACTGGTCCTCGCTGTGGTGGCCCTTCCCCCAATCCAGTTGATCCAACCCCGCTTACATCGATTGGTTGAGGCCCCGGTTCTGGTGGGCTAGACACTGGCTGGGGGGGCTGCGCTGTTTCGGTAATTGGATAGTTGCTTCTTTCAACCTCCATATTCCCGCCACCCAAACCAAACTGGTAATCGCCTTCAAGCGCCGCATCAACAAGCTCAGGGTCCGCCGCTCCGGTTTCAGCTGCGGCAGATGACACAAGCCCTCCTGTAGCTGAGTCGTTTTTCTTTTTCTTCTTGTTTGTGTCGATCATTGAAGCCGTTTCCATTAGCTTGCTCCTATCGTGTTTGATTCGGGAGTTCGGAAAATGCCGCGCTTGGTCCCGATTTCAACCGCAATGCTTTCTATGACAAACCCATCACCAGCAGATGCTGAGTTATCTGCATCGTAAATTTCGAATTTAATTGCCTGGCATTTTTGCTTAGACAAGTGAGCCCTGAATTGAAGAACTGCATCTGTGGCAGAGCTTGTTGTAAAGCTGTACGTATCAACCGCAGCACTATCATCGTAGTCGTAATAAACTTTTACGTTGAGGACGTGCTTGTCCTGGCTTTTCCCCAGGAGTGCAAACCTGTATGCGCGGCCAAATCCCTGAATCTCGTTTAGTGAAATCCAGCCAGTCCTCAGTTTCATAACCAGATAAGTCGATGCTAGTTTTGATCCTGTTTCTTTCCAGATCTTATCATCACTGGTCACCAGGCGATTTGTTCCATCCCAGTTTCCAGCCCCAATAATCGTATTGTTACCAAGCGTTGAGTAGGTAAAGTGAGACCACTGGCCAAACTCATAGCAATAAACAATGACGCTAGTGCTGGTGATAAATCGAATTGTAGATGTTTCTTGGTCGAGAATAATATCTCTAATCCTAGAGTCACCAAGAACATCTTCAACGGGAGATCCTATGTACTCAACCCCATTTGCACTTACGACATGAATTCCCCTCTTTGACTGGAAAAACATGCCTTGATCAGTAAACAAAGTGGGGCTTCCCTTGAGCGCTCCAATGCTCCCGCTTACGAGCTGCGGAGTGTAGTAGCTTCCCGTTCCGGTTTTAGTTGGACCGTCTCCACTAATTGCCCAGATAGAGTTTTCCCTGAAGATGTAGAGAGCGTTGCCAGCGCTACCAAGGGCGGTGGGCTTATCATCATCGAGGCCATCAAGAGGGACGGTAAAGGTGTCCGAGAATGCAACACCATAAGCTTCCTCATACTCTTTTGAAAAGAATATGCGATTGTCTTCAGAGATAAGGAATAGCCGGTTGCGGTGGCTTTCGAGGTAAAAGGCAGGGGGACATCTTGTATCAACAAGCTCCCCTGCATCGGTGTAAAGGAATGCTCCACCGGCGGCAGCGTTGTCAGAAATATCATCAGTAAAGACAAGAGTGCCGCCGTCAGAGTCTGCGCCTGGCCTTGTCTGAACCTTGTTGTAAATATTTCCGTCCCCTTGGGTTCGGTACAAAACAACCCTGTGGCCATTTATCCCCTTAGTTGATGGCGCACCCATGTGTTCAACGGTGACGCTTGCCGTCTTGTCGCTTCCTGTTGAGCTGACCGAGGCAGCATCAGATGGCTCAGATCTATATAAGTTTCCAGCGCTGTCTTCGAATTCAAAGACGACCTTGTACTTGTATGCTTTGCTGGCCGTTAGGTTTCCGCCAGAGCTTACCGCAATTGCTGATATCTGCGGCTTTGGCATACCAGCAGGAGATGCAACCTCATCAACCCCTGTTCTAAATACGCCATTCCCACATGTGTAGAACACGTTTTTTCCGAGAGAAGCGTAGCTTACACCCCAGTCAGGGAAATCAAGAGAGTACCGGACAATCTTAATCACAGAGCCAACGGCAACGCTTGTTCCGCCAGACCCATCAGGAAAGGTATTGATGTTGGTGGAAATAGGCAGTGCGGTGTAAGCGTAAGACCCGGAAACAACTGTCTTACATGGATAATCAGAATGTTCTAGGCGAAAAGCTTGCGGAACAGACCACCCTGAAAGGTTGGTGTCGCCCGTGGTTGTGCCTGTCGTTGTCGGCACCTTCTGATAATAGATGGTCGAATACTCATCAGTGGAGGCATAATCCTCACTGCTGGACAATGCAGAGTAGGTGTAAGTTGCCCCGTAGCCGTTTGACGTATCAAAGCTAAACGGACCAACGCCATGCCTTCCCCCGCCGTATTCAACAGTCGATATACTCAGCGTCCCAGATGGGTTGTTGCAGATAAGGAGTTTTCTTTTTTGCTTTGACGCACTTGCTCCCTGGGTGTGCCCATCTATGGATACGGCATCAAGGGCATTGTCATTGCTCCCGGTATCGTAGTTCCACGTAAATATGTTCTCTGGTTCCCAGTTTGAATCAGAGTGAGTAGCGGATGTTGCAGACCCTGGTCCACCATCAGCAAATCTTTGAACCCTTACTGTCGCGCCAGTTCTGTAGCCGATGTAAACAAGTGGTGTTGTTAGGGATGAGACACCAATTGCAATTCTGCTGTCAGGGATAGTGCCGCCTAACCCCGTTGAAAAGTCAGTGGCATCATCAAGATCGGCAGTACTCGTGTTGGATGAAATGTCATTGTCTTTTACGTAATGAAGTGAGTGAGTGCCGCTATTGTTCTTGTAATAGGCAACATGAACATCGTTAGAAGTAAGAGATGCACATACGTCAAACCACTGCTGACTTGTTGTCTGGTTGTAGTTGTTGGTGTAACCAGCAATTTCTACCCCGCCCGATGCAAGTCCAACGCTAAAGTTAAGGCTTTTCGGGTTGATGTATTTTCGGCGAAGCTGGTACCCGCCAGAGTGCTTGAACTCCCAGTAAACAGCAAAGCCGTATGAGCTAGTCGCTGCTACGACCTTGATTTTTCCAGGATTTACTCCAACCCCGGATCCAGTTGATTGATCATCCATGGTGGCGTTGAATATTGTCATCGTCTCTTTATCGATGAAGACAACGCGATGGCGATAGTTTACAGCATTTGAGGTGTAGTTAAACGTGGCCTCAATGTAAGCAACGGCGATAACTGTACCATCGCCACTAACAGCAATGCTTGGGTTAAGGCAGTGATGTAGAGGTACTTTTGCAGTGGCTGGAAAAAGCTCTGTCTGAAACGGGGCGATAGCTCCCATTTTTTGAAACATGCCAGAAGAGTAGCTAGGGTTGTCTGGATCCATCCGAAGCAGCTTGCCTTCGGCGGTAATCATGTAGAGGTTTTCCATGTAGCCAAAGGCTGCTCGGGTTTTTCCCCAGTTACTTGCGGCTGTCCACTCGCCCTCAGTGTACCCTTTTCTCTTTTCTATTTGCCCATGCTTATTGAAAACACCGTTTTCAAGAACCTCAAGCTCGCCGGGTTCAAGAAGAACATCGGTCTTCTTTGTCTGAATACCCCCGGTAAAAGGGATTGTTGCAATTTTCTTATCGAGAGCCATTAGAACACCCACAGATCCACGGTCACTGTGCCGCTTGCAGTAAGGTGAAGAAACTTGTCAGGGTCGTTGTTTGATGCCTGCGAGAAGTAAACATAAGCCGCTGCATTCTTCCCTACAACAATCCACCCTTTAAGGTTCCTGCCAAGGTTATGGGATATAATAGAAGTTGAGCCAGACGCCAGCTCCTGGCCTGTAATGAGCTTGCCATCAATAATTGACGCATCTGATACGGGAAGAAATACATCCTCAATCCTTTCCTGGATTTTGTTAAGGATGTCATCCTTTGTCGGGATCTTCTCGTACTTCCGCAGAGTCACTACAAGCTCCAGTGATAGTAGGGCAGTACGCCAGTATCCTCGTCAGTTATTCCAAACGGCTCTGCTGCATCTCTGTTGCTTGCAGCTGCATCAATTCGTGCTTCAATTCTTTCAAGCTCACGCTCAAGCGAAGTTGTCGATGTTTCTTCCTTTTGCCTCATCTTAATGGCAGCAGTAACAACGGCATATTCTTCCCAGTTAAGCTCAATGCTATTGGAGACAGAAGATCCATCTGAAGCCAACGCAGTGAAAGACGGGACGTAGTGAACTGTAATTGTATCATTGGTGTCCGGCTCTGGGATCATCTTTATGTTTTCACCTTGGATAGAGTATTCGTAAGCAGCGTAGCCTCGGTTGTTGTAAACCTCAGCATCACTCGAGAATCTGTTTCTATCTGAGAATGAAAACCTTTTAACCTTTACGGTGTTGTTTCCAGATGAAGCATCCACGCCCAGCAACTTGTAGAAGTTGGTTAGGCTAATGGATGAAAACGAATACGTGCTAGTACCCGGCGTCAGAGTAAAGGACACACTGCTGACGTAGTAGTCCTCGAACTTGGAGACAAGAACATCATGAAGTTCGCCAAGGCCAACGTTGATGTAGTCGTTAATTTCCGCATCCGAAAAGAAGTTGTTGCCAACAGCGTCGGCTCTTCTTCTTGCTCTGGTCCTTAACTCTGACAAGGTAGACATCAGTATTCCTCACCCTCTTCGCCGGGGCTGCTCCCGTGCTCAAGGCAGATGTGGATACAATCCTTCAGGGCATCCGCAAACCTGTCAGAATTCCCGCTCTCGATTGCCTCCATGCACTCGTTAGCCGCATCGGCAAACGCTTCCTCGTAGGAATCTTCTTCCTCAGCACCCTCTCCTTTTGCCGCCTTCCCGCCGCCAAGGATTAATGCGATTGATTTACCCTTCATTGCTACCTCCGGAGAAAAAGAAGGGGAGGTTTTACCCTCCCCCTCTCAGCTTTAGCTCAATGTAATACGGCAGTTCCAGCCTGGCGCCGTGCAGATAACGTTACCGTAGTAACCC